AGAACTTTTGATAAATCAGAAGTTTTCTTTTGTTTCTGATTAACAACAACATACCAAGTATATTTTGCGTTCTTGATAATATCTGGATTTAAATTTGTAATCCTTGTTGGCTTACCAGTTTGTTTTTTAATCTGTTCCTCTTGTCTATAAATATCAAGTGGATTAGAAACATCTCTCGTTACATTAATCAATGATTGTCCCGGACCTTCTCCTTCAATATTTTTATCTACAGAAATTTTTCTAAATTTATCCTCGAGATATGCTTTTGCGTCCCCAACTCCGTCAACAACTTTTTGTCCGATAGGTTCAAACCAATTTTCAAGAACATTATACATTCTCATTGTTCCACATTTTACTTCGAGCATTGTGCAAGCAAAAATTGTAAGTGTAGTAAGAATATCTGATTGCGTCTTAATGTTTTGTGATTGAGTTGCAGTAATTCTATTTACCCCGATAGGATTTCTTCCTGATAATCCATTTGCTGGAACATCATCTTCCATCTCCTTCTGTATCTCTTGTATCATCGCCAATTCCGATTTCGTCATACCAGAAGTTTCACCGAGTGGCTTAACCTTATCTGGATCGAGACCATTCGTAATCGTTCCCGGCATAAAAATCCTCGTAGACAAAACTTGTCCTGTAAGATTTCCTCTTGGTGGATTAAATGATGCCTGTGTTTTAAGAATTGCTGTTCGTATAAATTCATTGAGCAATGCTTCTTTGTTTCTCATAATAGAACCTAGAGATTTCCCATATGCAAAGTGTGGAGAAATCAACCACAATATTTGTGATGTGATTGAGTATTCAACTTCTTCTCCCCATTTTCTAGGTATTGGCATCCTTGCTGGTGTCATCAAAACTCCATTAATCATAATGGCATATTCATTCCTAAATTTATTTTGATACTTAACAATTTCAACGTGTCCCTTTTTAACTTCCGTTATAGACCAATTTCTATTATATCCAGTTGTAAGTGGTGGTTGAGAAAAATATGTAACATCTTTTGGAACATGTTTCCATCTCTTCCATTGTCCGAATATTGATTCCGCTTCCGTAAAAGGAATTTGTTCAACCGTAAAAATATATGGTTGTCTCCTAATATCCGGTTGCGTAATATCTCCCAAGAAAACATTTTCAGGAACAAGAATATTTCTTGCTGGTAATGAATTAATTTTTTTATCTCTCTCTACCCAAGTCACTTGTTCAAGATTTGTTCCATCAAAAGTAACATTCATATCTTTTTCTTTCACCCATTTTTCATACCAACATTCTTCAATGAAAACTGTTCCTTGTTCAAGCAAAGAATATTGTCTAGCTAATTTTTTCTCATCATCATTATCTAGTTGGTCTGTTTTTGTTATGACATCTTCAACACCTTGTCCCAAAGTTGTTTCTTGAACCATGTCTGTATTAAAAGCCATAACCTCTGGTGTCAAAGATAAATTATTTATCAATGATAAAATCGCCGTAAGTTTTTGTCTTATAGTTCCTGAAACATAATTCGTATCTTGCTTATTTCTTTTTGGAGTAATATAAGCATTAGCAAGTTTTCTATTTGATTCACAATATTGAGAATAAGTCATTCCATCGAATTCATCGTGTGGAAGTTCTCGTGCATTTCTCGCATCTGCCATTTCAACAAGAAGTTTTCCTCGATAGTCTAATTCATCCTGTGAATAAATCACTGGATCAATAACAACTTCGCTTTCTTTTTTTCCCGTGCTTGTTGCTTTTTTTGCCATGCTTATTTTAGTTTAGTAATATTAATAATTGCTCATATAATAATAACACATTTTTTAAATGCAACCAACGGGACCGAACGCATCGAATGGTTCATTACTCTCCTGAATTTTTATTCCACCAGCTGGCAATGAATGTTTCAGCATCTGCCAGCAAATTGCTAGGGCAATTATTCTGTCCCAATGCTTGCCATCTTCATCTTTCGAAATTTTACTTAAATCTTCTCTTAAATAAGTTCTTAATTCTCTAAGAAGTTCCTTGTCTGGAACATTTAATAACTGTTCGTTAATCGCAGTCGATAATTCCATCAACATTCTCGGTTTCGTGGACATATTAGTGTGCCATCCGAGCTTCTCTGTCTCAACATCCGTTGTTTTATCAGTCTTAACTTCCTTATAGATATTAGAATAAATATCCTTTAATATAGCCAAAGTTGTGTGTCCATGATTGTTTCTCTCAACCGCGACCAAACAATTTCCATATCCCTTTGCACCATTTTTTATTTCATGTGCAAATAGGTCTGGTGGAATTTTATCATTCACATAAGTAGCAACAACTTCCGGCTTAACATATCCATCATCGTTCTTCGCATCAAAATCTATTATCACAATCGTTGCATTATCTTTACCAACTCCTTCCGATGGATCGGCAGCTAACGCATATCTATGATTTGGTTTATAGTCCGCATAATATTTCCAACACCCCACAACTTCTTTTGGCTCTCTCTCAGTCATCTTATCAATCATCTCTGTGTTGAAGAATTTATCTCCAGCGGTCTCAAATGCTTCTTCTGGTGTCGTAGGATATTCTCTTCTTAATCTCGCCCAATTTTTGTTTACTGACAGCCATCTAAAATAATAATAAGTTATTTCAGTATCTGTCAGAGCAAACTTAATTTTATATTCACGAAATTCTTTTGGTAATTGTTCGATAGGCAATGCAAATATTTTATTTAATTCCGCATCGTCCCATTGCCAATTATAAAAGAACGCCTTGTATTGCACCGGTAAAGTTGGTTCTCCGTGATTCCATGCTTCCCAAAACATATCATAAAAATCTCCGCTATCTTGTTCTGCTGTTGATTCAATATCCACCCGTCCACCGTCTATGGGAATTGCCGGTATATCTCCAGTAATAACTTCGTCTGCATCCTTAGCAGAATTTTTACAAATTTTAGCAAACTCAGAAACGTGAAGTCGCGTATAAGTTCCTCCTCTACCGTGAAGTCTGACAGTCACGCTTGATGTCGTTCCGTCCCCCCAATTAAACTTTAATTTATTCGCCCTGTCCGCTTCCAGTTCGTATAATTCCTTTAGTTCATCCGGGAAATTATTCCACGCAAAAACTATCTTTGTATCAAACAAATCCTTTTGGCTCGTTTCATCGTATGACCTCATCAGTGCATCCGTCCCCTGCACAAATAACGCATCGTCCAGAGCATCTATCGCCTCGTATGTAGAGAATCCAAGCTGACGAGATTTCAGAATAATATTTCTATTGTGTTTTCTTGTATGGAAATCCAACTGTGCCCTGTTCAATTTGAACTGCACCATCTCTCCTTGTTTGTTTCGTATCAGATACAAATTTTGGAGCCGCCAGATTTTGTCTGATAATCTTTTGTCAGCCATTTTTTTATTTGTTTTTTAATTCATCAAACAGGGGAGTAGTGTGGAGTTCTTGTTGTGGTGGGATTGCAAACAGAGCAAAAATTCCGAGTGGTAAACCTATGATTGCCAATGCGATAATAATTAATACTTGCATTATTTTGCTAATCTAAAATAAAATTTCTTTGTGGTAAATTGCATCCTCATTTCTGGAACATCGAGTCTAAGTATTGTTAACCACTTCATAAGTCTATCAAACTCCTTTTCACTCATTGTTGTAAGATTGTTTATAGATAGTTCTGCTAGGTATTCTTCTTTTTTTGATTTCTTAATAACCTTCTTGGTTGATTTGTTTTTTATTTTTGATTTCATATTATTATTCTTTATTATTTCCTAGTAATTTTATTCTTCGTTTCTATAGCATCAAGTATATCAGAAATAGAACGCTTAATCTCTCTATTCTCCTTTTTAATTTTTGCTTTCTCTTCTGCCGATAGAGCCTTTGCAATGTCAGTGTAGCCAAAGTGATTTTTCAAAAACATCAGACCTGTTGATTTATCAATCCTATGATCAAACATTCTTTCAACTAGGTCATTCTCACATCGAGCTTTCGCGTTCTGAACCAACTCAAAATGAATTCCTGTTTCTGGGTAAGTGATTATATCAACCAGAGGAATACCAATAAACAGAGCAAGCGAAGTCAGCGTGAGTGCTGGTCTCGCGGCATCTGCTTTTTGAGTTTCAAAGTATATTACGATTTTCTTTTTAAGAATATCGTGAGGAACTAAATCGAGTTTGTTGACTCGTTCGTTTGTTCCTTCAGCGGTTGATTTTGTGGGTGACTCCATTTCTTTTTTAATACTAAATTTTTATTAATCATTTGGATTTCTACGACCTTTAAGGATAAATCATCTTTATTGATTTTTCCTTCACGAATCCAACGATAAACATTTTGTGGCGTGTGACCAGTTTGTTTAAGATATTCTTTGATTGTTACAAATTCTTTTTCCATATAGTATATTGTAGCATACTATATAACAAATACAACAAAAGTGTTGATAACCTAGCTTTTTAATAGTTTGGCATTAAAGTGTTCAAAATATGTCCAGGTTAACGATTTAACTCGTGAGATAGGAGAATAGTCGAAAGCTGAGTTAAAACTCTGCTACGGGCCAAATTTAAAGAACCAACCCTATAAAAATGCCACCACCCTATTTTCGATTACCACCCTTTTATAAATTGGGTCCCTTATTGTGAATGAGGTAGTGATACCAGCCGTTTTATCTTAGCTTCAATTTTTGGGCGTGGGCGGGCCGAAAAAATGACCGGCTTTATGCACTACTCAAAAAATCAAAAACGATACGCTAAAAAAGCTATATTTTAAGCCATAAAATAATCGTGTCGCAAAATGTATATTGTCCGACACACTTTTCGTGGCTAACTTTCGTTGTGTTTGCGATTTTGGCCGTTTTGATCTGAAATATCAAATAGAACAAAATCATATCAACACATCAAATAAAAGTGACAAAAATAAGAGATAAGGATTTCCGTACCATACATAAAACATTGAGTATATTGATTATTTTATTAAAAAAAAAAAAAAACTAAATAAAAATAGCTTTTTTAATTATATGGCTAAGAATATAGAAAAAAAAAATTTTTTTTGAATTTAATGTTTTATTCATGGTACGGAAAAA